GACTGCCTCCTTTCTTAGTATAATCCCATTAAATCATATCTTTAATTATAAGCTATAAGCATACGAAATTCAAAATAATTACAAATACACGCAACATATACAGTTATGTAAATGCTATAAGTTAATGTTTGCAACAAAATATAATATTTCAAATCTAATATTTGACGAATATTTGACGAAATAAAAAAAGAGGGTAGCAATTAAGCTACCCTCTAATACGTTTAGTCTAATTCAATTAATCGGTGTAGTTCGCCGTTTACAAACCACATTTCACACGTTACGTTATCGCCATCTTTTAGAGTGGCCATGTATAACCCATCTTTGTTTGGTTGAATATCTTCTGCGAATTGATGTGTTTTTCCGTTAAATGTAAATACTTGTGCCATTGTGTTATTCCTTTCAGTTATAAAGTAATACTTTCCAACTGTCAATTAACAGTTGATTGTTGCAATCCGTGCAACTCGGAGATAATTTAGATCACCATTCCTTTACTGTGTAAAGCACACTACCGCCCTCTAAATGTTGTCCGTTGAAATGTGTTAGCACCTCAACCTTACCCGCTTGATAGCCTATGGTTTCATAGGCTTTATTATCTATCAAAGTAGCACCAGCTTTTATCTTGTGTCCTTTGTTTAGATTGATTTTGTACACATCGACTTTTTGTTCATCGGTGTTAGCAACTACTGCGGTTCTATCTGATTTTTCAGTAACAGCTTTAGGTACATTAGGGTTGCTATGTGCAATATCCTGTTTTACCTGTTCTGTAGCCTTTTCTACAGTAGGTGCTTTCGTGTAATAAGTCGCTATTGGTTGAGTACTTTCCTTTTTGGAAATCACTTCCTGTGCTTCCTGTTCGGTAACATGAATTGCTTTTGATAATTCTTGAGGCGATTTAGCCTGCTCTTGTGTGATTACAACAGGTTTTTCTAGTTGCTTTTGTTTGTGATGGTATATCAATACACCAACAATAGCGATAAAAACGCATAAGGCAATCGCTATGGCTATTTTGTAGTGTTCCTTGATAGTTTGTACCAACTTACTAATTAACATGGTTTACACCTCGTTTAATTCATTTTGTAGCATTTCCAATGCTCTAAATTTTTCATCCGCAAAACGTTCATTCAAGTTATCACGCAATGCACTATTGTTCCATTCTGTACTCATGCATACATCGTAAATGCAAGCGATTAAATCATAGTCAAAGCGTTTATCATCAATGTATGACAAATTAGGCAACTCTAAATTTAAAGCCTTTTCCATTAGCTTTAATGCATCGTGGAACATATCAATGATATTGCCTACCCCATATTGTACTGTTCTACTCCATATCACATCCTTCAATGTGTTTGAGTGTTTATCTACATGGAACAGGTTATCTTGTAACAATTTACACGCTACATCATAGTATTTAGCCTTGATGTAGTCATGTTGCATTTGTGCAAATCCTTGTCTATCAATCGTTCCTAGTTCTTTCCATTGGTCGATAAACTCATCACTATTAATTTCTCCACTATCTACCAATGCTCTTGCGTAGTCTGTATAAAATCCGCCTTGCCGTAATCCCCAGCCTAGAAATTCATCAACGCTACCGCAATTACTAGCTAATTGATATGTACCATAGGAAATACCGCCTGCATCATTAACCCCACTTGATACACAAGCAGGGTCTCCATTACTTTCATATACCGCACTCAAACTCCCTAATTCATTCATTTCTCTAACTCCTTTTTTTCAACACTACCACCATTAATATATTGGGAACGCTTAACACTACCATTAGCACCAATATAACCGCTTAACGCACCGACTATTACACTTGCCAAATCCTTTTGTTCAAGATAAATAGTCATGATTAGTGCAGCGGATAATGCTATCAATGTTACGGTGTCCTCATAGTTAATCTTCATTTAATCGCTTCCTTTACCGATTTAACGAAATCAATCACTTGTTTAAATAGCCCTATCGCACGTTTGAACCACCTCGTTTCTACTAATTCAAGTTCTATCATGTTCTCCACGCACGATGCCAGCTCAATAAATATAGGTATCAAATACAACAACGTGCATAGGAATACATCAACACGGCCCAATACAGGTACTACTACATCAGGCAACGTTAATAGAATGAACGCCAATAAAAAAAGCCACGGATAGGATTTGACTAATTTCTTAGTCATATCCGCTCGTAGCTTTCCGCTTACTAAAAATCGTTTAGGTTTTCCGTCAATTTCTACTACCGCCCAACCTCTCCATAGGATAGCTAGTATAGTATTTTTGATTGTAACTTCTCTCTTTGTTGCTAGGTTGTAATTTCTAGCTTCAACCAGCACTCGTAAAACTGTATCTATAAACACAAGAATAACTGTTGTAAATATAGCCAATGATATGCGTACCGCTTCACTCACATTAAACACCTCGTTAAATATCGGAATAAAGATTTCTATCACTATTCGTCTCCCTCGTCTCTTTCTGATAACACGAAATTTACAGAAATATTTGGCGGATTTCCGTCAAAACTTTTATCTCGTGTTATCCGTGAATTATTCCCTATTACAGTAAACGTTGCTTTTACACCACGTTCTAGATCTACAATTACAGTAACAAACTCCCCTTGATTATCTAACACGTTAAACCCTGTTTTATCAGCACCGCCACGGCCAACATAAGTACCAAAAAACAAATCATATTTCCCTTTTGGCAAAAATAATGTTTTACGTTCTTGAGTTGTACTTCCGTTAAAAACAGGAAAAAACTGATGCAATTCTTGTTGCCCTCTAACTGGCGATGTTAATATCCCGTATTTATTAGTGCCTATTTTTACTAAACCGATACTAATAGCATTAACAACACTTTTGCCTTTATCCCATAGTGTAGCGTAATATTTTTTACCATCAGCTTTTATTTCTATGTTTTTATCGCCTGCCACATTAAGGCTTTCTGTTAAATCAATTCTATCAGTTCCGAGTATCAATTGTTTAGCCATTAACCCCTACCTCTACTGTTCCTTTAGCACTCCACAACTGCAACTTACTATTCAATGATGTTTGTACTCTTCCCCAGCTACCCCATTTATTAGCCATGAAAGTACGATGATAGGTTTCACCATTTAATGTATGTAGCGTGTGGTCGATTAGTTTACCATCTCCAAAGTTAAATACAATCAACATGCCTTGCTTATGTGAGCGTGGTGGATTGTTAGCACCGCCATCGAAATTGATTTCATAGCACCCTTGCGTTGTGAGTGTATTCCAATCTGTTGCGGTATCTAATTTAGAATATGGAAAACCAAATGAACCTGCATCACCTTTTTTAACAAATACTTCATCGGCTTTAGTTTTGCTATAAATAGCGGTGTCATAATGTTTGGTAGTTAATACTGTGCTACTATCTGTGCCGTCATAGTGTTTCAAGGTAGTACCTGTTAAATATACAGGAACAGTAGGGTCTCCCAATTCCACCGCATCAGCTGTAGATACTTTACCAATACGCACACCATGTCCATCGGTTTTCTTACCTTCTAACAATACATTGTTGTTAAGCACGATAGAACCGCTTACATTACCGCCTGTGAGTTTCAAATAATCTAGTGTAGCAAGTCTAGCAGTGTTAATTGAATTCTGATAATCTCTGTTTGGATTGCCTACGTAAATATCTACTTGATGCCGTTTGCTAGGCTTTTCTGTTAGCACTGCAAAATAAAATTTGCCATTACAGTATGCTATATCTTCAATTTCAGTAGTTCTATTGATTTCGATAATCTGTTTAACCGTGCCAAATGGTGTACATTCTACTAAACTACCGAGCGTTGCACTCATGATGCATCCGTTAAGCATCAATGCACCATTGTTGTTGAAATCATCATATTGATAATCAATTTGATAGGTTTTCATTTTCTTAAAATCATCATTGTACAAGTTGACTTCACGTAAGCGTTGTTGACCGCTAATTGGTACGATGCTTACATAAGTTCGTGTGATAGGATCATATCCAATATTAAATACACGTTCATTCAATGTGATAGTCTTTTCAAATGTCATAGTATCCGCATTAAATACAGATAAGTTATTTCCATTCTTCAAGCCGTTAGCAAGATAAATTTTATTCGTGTATGTGTTGTAGCACATGGTGTTACAGTGGCCCATTCGTTCTTGGTCGCTAAACTTATACGTACCTACGATTTCAAATGTATCTGGATTGAGTTCATATATATTTTGCTTTGTGCCATCGCTATTAATACAAGCTAACACAAATACATTCTTTTTATCGTTGTAGGTAAAGCCTTGACATTGATTTACTTCATCGCCATATTGAATGTTTTTCACAAAGGCAATATTAGATGCACCTTTTAACATTGGTGTTTCAGTAGGATAGAACGGCTTGATGTTATTGTATGTACCCATATCCATAACACTATCAACAGTATCAAATGAAACATGCTCATTTACTTTGTAGATGCCATTAGGGATTAACAATATTTTATTTTTCAAATTGTCATTAGCACGTTTAAACGCTGCCGTATCATCTGCTACACCATCGCCAACTGCTCCAAAGTCTTTAACAGATACGATGCCGTATAGGCTGTCTTTAGGAATAAACTTTGTATCTGCTTCGGTCTTGGTAATCAAACCACCACCATTAGGCAAGGCGATTTGTTCCGCTTTACTTGCTGCGACTTCTGCACGTTTCGCCGCATCAGCTGCCTTAATAGCGTTACTTGCAATCGATGTTTGTTTATTATCGATGTCAGTTTTTAACGTGCGTGCTTGGCTCACCAACTCGTTAATATCACGCTTATCAACAGTTGTTTGTCCTGCATATGCTTTTGCATCTGCCACTAGCTTTTCTGCTTTCGTTACGTTAGCACTAGATGTATCAAGCGCGGTATTGCTAGTCGCTAGTTTATCATCGACTGTACGGCTTAATTCTGTGATTTCACCGCCTAATGTTTTAATCTTTTCAGCATTATCGTTAATAGTATCACTTTCGGCTTTGATTTTTTCATATGCATCAATAGCATCATTTGCTGCTTTTGTTGATGTATCTACAATCTTACGTGCAACTGTAGTTGCATCCTCATCGCTACCCACACGGATTAATAAGGCCCTATTCATCTTCTCCTGCATTTCTTGCAAAATTAATGTCACCTTATCTGTCATGTGTTCGATATTTTGGAAAGGATACTCGTCTGGCAAATCCGTGTCTTGAGTGATTGGTGTTCTACGTTCAAGAATAATCTTGTGCGTATTGTCTAATGGATCACCATCAGCAGGATATGTTAAAGTTTTGTTTTCTTTGTCATAATCGATATTTCCTGTTTGCACGCTTTCTGTGCCATCAGCACCAACAATGATTAAGGCTATATCTTCAACCCTATTGAAATCATACGGCCATATCCATTTTTTGTTAACTCCATCACATTGATAAACTACACTAGGTTTTTTGACTTCTGGTATCATATTTGTTCCCCTTTTCTAATTAAATAGGACTACCCATAATTGAGTAGTCCTTATTTATTAATGTTTGTCTTTCTTCTTAGATTTTTTATCTTTCAATCGTCTATCAAACATGATAGCCATAATGACATCTTCTAGTTTTGCATCCGTGTCCGTTAGTGCAAATTTAGCTAATGTCCATAGTCCATCTGTTACAGTATCACTGAACCCTGTAATTCGGTTAGATACTTGTGATAGGCTTCTACCTACATCCATAGCACCTTTATTAGGCGATACAATTGCACTGCCTACATCATATAGTTTTTCAACGATTGATGCGGCCATTACTGTATTCCCTTTATTGAATACCTTTTCACCTAGAATGTATTTCATAGCCATGTTGGAAATATCACGCACAATAGGTACACCCATAGTAGCTTGTGATACCAATTCTTCCCCAAAGGATTTTGCCAAATCTTCAGGGCTATCATCATCTCCATTTGTCATGGCTTTGTACACCATCATACCTAGTGCTTGTGCAGTCAAAGTCCACCATAGCATACGCACGAATTGTCCATAGTTGCCTTGGTCTTTCCGTGCATAATTACCCTCAGCAATGATATTGTACAAAGTGTTAGCGTAGGAATAGAATGGTACAAATAGTTGCGTGAGTGCATTTCTTGAACGTTGGATGCCTGCACTGTCTTTTGTATCGCCGCTACCGAATATATCTCTTACGGCTCTATCGCCAGCACTAATAGCTTCCTGCTCTATAAATTCTGCCGTTACGCCCTCAACACTTTGTAACTCTAGTACTTTCTTATCGTATGCAAATTTCCATATAGGAATAGACAAGGCAAAATCAGTTTCTGTTAACAGTCTAAATCCCATTTGGTTAATATCATCACGGATATTAGCTAATTGTTCAGCCTTATAACCACCAATATTTGTATCACCTATGCGTAAGCCTTTACCCTCAATGGATAGCCCTTGTTTCAAATCCTTATCTAGGGTTTGAACACGTTCCCTCATGAATATAGATTGAGATAATACAAAATCACGTGTTGCGTTGTACTTGGCTGTACCTACACCATAGAACCCTATACCTGCATCACTAATTGCTTTAAGTGTATTTCCTACACCGATACGATACATAGCAACAGGAATATTTAACGCATTTTGTAACGCTACCGATACACGGCCAGCCATAACTGCGGTAGAGGTATTTTTCTTGAGTGTCATAACCAATCTACCCCAAGCATCAAGTTTCGCCGCTTCATCTTTCCAGTTATCCCTAACCCATGTACGCAAGAATTGGTAGGTTTCCATTCCGAATTTATCAACAATGTACTCTTGAAATCTGCTATTGCCTACTAGCTTATTCACATCCGTTACCGCTTTACGCATGGTTACGTGGTTGATAGCTTCCGTGATAGCGTTAGGGATTACATCAAAATCAAGCATTAAGGATTTACCCTTAACTACATCCAATCGTGATTTAGTAGCGCCCATACCTGTACCAAAGATTGCATTACTAGCAATCATTGTCTTGGCTATATCCTCTGTTTGGAAATCGGATACTTTAGCACTTACTTTAGGGTTGTACACAATAGGGAAATATTGCCCTTGAATTTCTCTACCGCCAATTGTGAATGTAATCCCTTTTTCTTTATTCAAAGGATTACCATACAATTCTTCTTGTACCTTACTACGCTCTTCATAGAATGAATTGATATGTTCCCATGTACGGATTACAAATTCCCAGTCTTTATCGGTCATGTATTCTTGGAACGCTCTCTCCATTTCTACTTCATTACTTTGAATAGTTTCTAATGCGCGTTGTCTATTCTTTTCTGTACCCCAGTTTAAAGCAAGCATGATAATTTGCTCTTTGGTAACGTTGCGTAATTCGCCTACGCTATAAAGATGATCATTACGAACATCAAATAGTTGTTTCTTGGAATATACCGCTTTTACATCTCTGGCCAATCTATACATAGATTTTTCTTTGTACTCGTTAAATTTCTGAGTAGCTTTATTAATTGGCTCGTAAATATATCTAACTGCAGGGCCATTCTTTCCACCATCCAATCTACGCAAGAATGTTTCGGCTTTCAATAATGATAAGTTAAAGTTATTCAATGTGTTAGACAATGCATCTGCACGGCTACGGTTGTTTAACTCATTGAATACATTCCCATTATCTCTACCAAATGTTTCGGATGCTTTATCAATGATTTGGAATATAGCTTCATCAAATGTAACGTTATTACCCTTTTCATCAATTAGCGTGCTTCCCTCATATTGAGTTCTACCGCTTTTGTACATACCTGTCATGAGTTCCTCTAACTGTTCGAGTTCGCTCATTTTTAGCGTGCTAAACATTCTAGGTGATTTAGCATCGAACATTTCGTATATCCATGGTTCGAGTTGTACAGTCGCTTCTTTATCACCCATGATGTCAGCATCTGCATCTAATGCTTTAATCACTGCCATCATATCAAAACCATTAACAGGCTTTAAGCCATCGTACTTAGTCAATCCCATTTGATATGCCATGTGGGTATAGAAATAACGCATATTAGGTTCAATCATGATAGGATTTTGACTGCGTGTCATTCTGCCTAGTTGGTCTAATAGTTTAGTGCGTAGTTTCTTAATAGCTTTTGAATTTTCAAACGCTACTCTTGCTCTTGCTTGGTTTAGCATTTGAGATTGTTTAGCGTGTAACGCTTCATCTACTTTACCAGTTGCCAATGCACTATCTGCTTTCTTACCATCTCTAACGGCTTGATTTTGGTATTTCTTGTACTGGCTAGCTTGAGATAATGTCAAATCGCCTAACTCTCTTTTAGCACGTTCCATATATTTCGGAATAGTACCAAATCCACTATCACGAATTGCACGAACCGCATTAATACGCTCTTGCAACGCATCCCTTAGCTTTTCAATTCGCTCTTCATTAGATAATACTTTATTATCCATGCGTTCTTGCATGCGCTCTTGCAAGCGTTCTTTTTGCTCTAGCACTTTATCAAGTCTATTCGTGATCGCTGTTAAGCGTTTAGATAATTCGTTATTTTTATCTTTCAAATCAAGTTCACGTTCTCTAGCTTGTTCTTGTATTTGCTCCTGTTGTGCTTTTAGGTTATCGATTTCATCATTGGCTTTATCTAATTCTTTTGAAACACTTCCTAACTCTTTATCAACTTTGGCTTTATCTTTTCGCAATGCTTGTTCTGTTGTGAGTTCTTTTTCAATCGGTGCTAGTTCTGCATCTAGGTTTTCACTATTTACATCTAGTTTTTGCAACTTATCCAATAATACCCAGTTTTTAGCTAGTTCCTTATTGGTATGTGCCTTAATCAAGCGTGCTTCCTCTTGAGTAAGTTCCATTTGTCCTTGATTGGATAGTAACATTTCTTCGGCTATTTCTTGGTTAGATTTGCCTGCGTTTGGATCATTAACAAACTCATTTCTAGCGTTTTCCATTTCCTGTGCTACTGCTTCATCGTAAGTACTGCCAGCTTCCTCACGTTCCGCCTTTTCTAATCCCTCAATAGTTCTATATTGAGTATTTTCCAATGCACCATCACCCAATGCCATGTATCGTTGATGTTCTTTATAGATAGGATATTCTTCGATTAAACGCTTTTCGATTGCAACCTGCACATCGTCTTTCACTTCTTCCCATTCTTTAATAGGTCGATTGTCTAACTCTTTCATGTACTTACGCATTACACGTTCTTTAGCTTTTTCTTTAATGTCAGCGATGTACCCTTGCACTCGTGCCTGTTCGGTTTCGCTCAATTGTTGATACAATTTTGTATTTTCAAATTGCTCTAATGCTTGCTCATGTGCGTAGTTTTCAATATCATCTTGCGTAGCTATCATACGTGCCATTATATCTTTAATGTCAGATGGTACTTCACCGCCTAAACGTTGTACACTACGATAAATACGAGTTAACCATTTAGAGAATTGACGGAATACTCGTTGTAATCCTTTTGTTGGTGCTTCACCACTTCGTAAGTAGCTTTCCCAACCTCGTGCGAATTTCTCGTGTGCTTTGGTGTTATCTACATTTTCACCATCAACCCAACCGCTCCACTCTTTGAGTGTGTTCCAATCATCAAGTAATTGTTTAGGTGCATTGTCCATAGATGCTAGTTTTTGAATATCATCAAAGAATACATGGCCCATTTCATGTAAGAATGTACTTCTATCTGCGGTTTTAAAAATGCTGATAATGCGTTCACCATCGCTCATGATTTCAGTCATGCCATTAACGGATTGATTGTACTTTTCGATAACTTTAATTGCCTTGTCATCGAACACTACATAGCATCGTCCGTCTTGTTCGCCATCGTAGTATATACCTTTTATACCGATACTATTTAAAAATTCACTAGCCTTTTTAGCATTTTTTACATTATAAAGATTAAAGTGTTCATCATCACCAAGTGCATGAGATAAAAACGAATACAACTGTTTACCAACAATATTTGTTTTTTCTAATGCACCATATACATCACTCTTAACGCTCGAAATAACTTGTTCTTCACGTTCACGCTCTACTTGTTTTTCTTTTTCATATTCTGGATATAACTCATATCTAAACTTTTCGTATACATTTTTTAATAATTCATCGTTACTAGCTATGGTATCAATATCTTCATCGATGCCTACTGATTTTAAAAATCTATCAACATTTCTTTTTTGAATTTTGTTGATGTCATTTATTGTTTTGTTTTTGTTGTGCAGTTCAGATATTATGTACCCTACATCTATAAAATGCGTGTATTTATTAACCCATTTATCCCCAATAATAGCATCTTTATGATATTTAATTAATAGGCTTGTAAAACGTTCTAGTTGTTCATCTGACATTTTATGCAATCCATTTTTCAAGCTATCTCTTACATATCGGCCGTATCCAGAAATAGGGTGTTGCTCTGGTAACAATTCTGTTTCGTTTGGTATTTCAACTTTAAACAAACTGCTTTTGTTAGAACCTTGTAATTTACTCAATACATCTTTATATTGCTTAGATACTTTCTTATCTTTAGCAAAATACAATCCCCAACCATGTACTTGATTACCCTCACCAGTACCAATAGCACCTAAATCAAATTCATCAAAATCATGTGGTGAACCATGCCATGCTGATTGATAATACTGATAATTATGTTTCTTTCGAAGCTTGTCTAAATCATTTTCGTTTGGTATACTATTATTAATAGTAAACCGATTAACACTCACTTGTCCGTTTGATTGGACGTTATTGACTGTTAGTCGGTTTATTTTTTTCGTATTAACATATAACAAATCGCCATTATTTATTGCATTAGAATACCATGTAGCATTAACTCTAGGGAATATACTTTTAACCCTTGTTTGATAGCCACCTCTTCCGCTTTGAACATCAAAAACCAATGGAACATGAATAAAGTTATTCTGCGTATCTTTTAATTCAACAACAGCAACAATTTCGCCTTTTACCGATGTATTAGCAATAGGGTCAAAGTTTTTGAATATTGCAATCGGATTAGATAACGCACCAGGTAATTGTTTCATAACATTTAAGTCAAACTTATGTGCATGCTTAGTGGCAAATACTTTATTAAGCATTTTCGTTGTTATATAAATATCACCAGTTGTAAATTTGTAGTCAGGATCTTTAATTGTGCTAAACACTAAAGGTGCTGACATTATTTTATTTACACTTCTTTTAAGCGTTCCGTTTTGTAAATCAGTTAGCGTTTTCCCCCATTGAGTTATATCGGCTTGTAATTTTTGATGCATTGCCAATTGTTGTGCATACCCTTTTTGGTTTTCTAAAACCGCATTCATGTTGATACGCACGCTATCACGGAAATAATCCATAGCAGTATAACCGCCACGGCCCATTTGTCGCATATATTGTGCCATTACATCAGCATGGTGTGCCATCAACAACGCATTAGATTTTGCCGTTTCACGTTGTTTTCTATCTGTGCTTTCACCAATCGCTTTAACTACTTTGTTGTACACTTCATAGCCACTCTTGGATAATTGCATCCGTAACGCTATATCGTTATCTGCTAATGTAAAAATCTTATCGTGCAATCTCTCAAGGCTTTCAATTTGTTGTAGGGTGTGTTCCATATCAGCATGATGGATATTGCTTTGGTTAAGTGCTTCCGTATTATCAGCGAATGCAGTTTGTGCTTTTGCTACGCTAGAATGGTATGCTGCACGTCTACGTTCTGCATTAGTGCGTGGTGCTTTACCGCCATTGTTAGACTTGTAATCAGTCAACCATTGTGGATATACACCACTTGCCGTAGCCTCTTTAATATCATTGTCCATGTTGTCAAAGTCGCTTGCGTAATTTTCACGATACTCTTGCACTAGGTTTTTATACAAATTGTTGTACGCTTGCTTAACCTGTGTAGGATTAGCGAATACTTGGTCTAGTACTTCACGATCTACATCGCTTGCATCTTCAAACTCATCACGAATAATGCTTTCTTTAACTCGTTCAGCTTTCTTTTCTGTAGCATCAACTAAGTTATTATTAAAGGCTTCCACTTCCGCTTTTGCACGTTCTAGCGTTTTCATGCTCATACCGCCACGAGTAAAGTATGTACTTTCTTCTAGTGCCTTTACAGTTTCTTCCGTTAAGCTACCGCTTAATTGTGCATACTTCCCAATTGGTACAGGAATATCTGCGTTAGCTTCAATGCTCTTTGATACTTCCTCTTGCGTTACCAAACCACTATCAATCATATTTTTAATGGCTTGTTGGCCCTCTTCTGTTTCTGCCATTTCGTTGACATTTACATATGCAGTAGATACACCTACATTATCGCCCTGTGCTTGTACGATTTTTCCGTACAACTCAGGGTTTTCTTTTGCCATTTTGTTTGACAATGCATCTTGTTTCAATGCTTGCATAATAGCAGTACCATTTCGATTTTGCTCGGCCATGATTGCGTGTTGTTGCTCTTCTGGTGTTAGCTTTTGAAATTCATGGAATGCTTTCATAGTGTGGATGCCACTAATACCGCCACCAATCGCACCCAAACCAATAACGGCTGGTAGTGCTTGTAGCATTGCACCGCCTGCACCTACTGCCATATCACCTATGGAATATGCTCCATCTGGGTCATTAGCATTGCGGTATAGGTTATGTTGGAATTTTTCGTTAATGTCTTGCAAGCCCTCTTCGACTAATTCAGAACCGCCAGCCTTAACAGATGCTTTAGCCATTTGTGCAACAGTAGTGCCAATGCCCCTATTAAATGTTGCGATTGTATCACTTGTAGCGCCTTGTAATACTTTTGACATAACCGTTTTAGGTGCTACCTTACCTACACCCTTAATCATGAAACGTGTAGATGCCATTTCAATACCTGTATCAACTGCAGCATATGTCATAGCGTATTTATAGGCTTCATCATTAGAGTATACTTTATTACCATTTGCATCACGTTTATTAATGAGTTCAAGGTATTTGTTACCGAATGACATTTTGTACATTTCATATGCCATGTCAGCACCGCCACCCCATTTAGCACCAGTTGCTGCACCTGCGCCTATACCTGCACCATCGGTAGTTAAACCGCCAATTACCGCACCGATTGCACCGCCTATGATTGCACCTGTACCGCCTTGTTTACCCATCATGTATGCTTGTGCTGCCGTTTGTCCAAATACTTCTTGTAATGGATTAGTTCCGTCAGGTGTTCGGTAGTTGCGCAAGTTATTTTGCAAGCGTTCCATTTCTGATGTTAATTCGTTAATACGTTCAGGGTCTTTTGTATGTGCCAATTCAAATCCAACATCGCCTAGCTTCATCTGATCGTTCATAGACCAAATACCTTGTTGAATTGCATCGAACGTAGATTTTGTAGCACGAATTGATTGTAGATTGTTGATTGCTTGTAATTGTTCAGCTTGTGAACCATATTTTACTTTATATAGTTCAGGGAATTCATCGTATATATCTTGTAATACTGCGCCACGTTCAACTCGTCTTGACAAGTAATCAGCACGTTCAAATGCTTTATCATCACCACGCATAATAACATCAGGGTCAATATCTAATACTTTCCCCATTCTAATTGCTTCGTTATAACGTAGGGTATCGTTATTGTATAGAAACAATCTATCCGTATTACTAACAACACTTGTAGGAAGTACCTTTTGTAATGACTGTCCTAGTGGTTCTAAACCTTGGTATGGATTGTCCGCTTTACCAAACGGATAATATGTAGTTGTACCATCAGCATTAGTTTCTTCCATTGTGCGTGGTGTATTTGCAATAGCTTTAATTGCATTAATAGCATTATCAACTACTTGTGCCGTTGTATCTATCCCTGCGCCTATTGCATTACCAACTTCAGTAAAACCGCCAGTAGGTTTAGACTGAACACCAACACTAGCACTAAAAGATGGTGATGTTTTAACATAGCCATTCTGTACAGCTAGTGCTTCCTGCCGTTCTTGTTCAAGTGTTTGTTTAGCCATTTTTAATCTCCGTTATCGTTATATCTTCTTTGCATGTTGTTATACACGCTTTCGTAAATATCTCTTGTTGAGCCATCTTGATATGTTACACGCACATAATGGTTGCCAACAGGTTCAACATGTACAATACCCATCGCTCTATTGCTTGCTGCACTAATAGGTGCGCTATAATCATCGCCATCACCGAAATATGGTTTTTCCGTACTTCGTAATGTTTGTGTTGCTAATGCGCCCTCAAATATATCATGCATTTCTGCTTCTGTAGGCGCTCTGCCGTGTTTGCTTTCAAAGTCAGCTTTACGGCTTAACATCTCTTGTTTAACACCATATTCAAAACTTGAACGCAATGATTTGTCAGCAGGCAACGCACTTTGTATTTCGCTATCATAAGGTGTTAAATCAATTTTGTTGGCCTTTAATCGGTTATCGTTCGCTTCAAGCAACACTCCATCGAAACTATCATCAACAACTTTATCAGGATACATTCTCTGTGCGTGTGCTAGTGTTTCTTCGTATGTATGAGTTTCAGCATATTTTTTCAACTCAAACTTTTGTTTTGCATTTAATTTAAGGCCTTTTTCATACATAGAATCAAGTTTAGGTCGCATTGATGCTTCTGTACCGCTCCACGCTTCCTTTTCCATATCGGTCTGTGCGCCTGCTGCTTGTGCGTGTGCGTAAGATGATGCACCTACATAATCGCCTTTTGCTATTAATTGGTTATATACAATTTTAGCTGCAGTAATTCTATCTTTAGCTTGCTTGGCTTCGATGTTCATTTGCATTGTCAGCCAACCTTTATAATTTTCACGGCCTTGTTTAACCGCCTTTTCAATCTGATCTTCTGAATAAACAGGTTGACCGCCTTTAGTCATAGGTGCATTGCGCATTAATTCTTTATAATGGCCTGCATCTGCGCCATAATATCCACCTGCTTTTAACTTGTCAGCGTATTCATCTATGCTCTGTGCGTTGACTGCGCCATTCGGTTTAATATAGTGTTCAATCCAATCATCCACAAACTCTTCATCGGAATTATACATTTTGTAATAATTCGTTCCATCTGGTTGTTTATTTTCTTCTCCATTAGGTTCTGATTGAGTTAATCCTGCATAGTTACGATTTTCTTTTGCCAGCCTACTGAGTTCACCGCCAAGCGTTCCCTCTGCATACAACTGCCTATATGCAATTTCTGTATTGATACCATACTTATTATGTGCATATTGTGCTAACTTCCATAAATGTTGATTAGCACCAATACCTGACTGCATGGCTTCCTTGTTCTTAGCTTCCATTTGCGAACGTATGCGTGAACCCATAATGTCCATACCACGATTTACATCATCGCCTGCAGCTAATCGGATTGCGCCGAAATCGTTTTCATTGTTAGCGATTTTGTTTATACCCATTTGTTGGTACATTTTTCTGTATGGTGTTAATACATTCTCACTAGCAAGCCCAGTTAATGCAGTCAACTGTTTATCCAATGTTTCTGAATTATTATCAGCAACAGTTTTATCTAATAAGGTTTTAGCATTAAGATCATAGTTTTGTTGTTTTTTAGATGCTATTTGTTCATCATCAAGCCCTAATTGTTTACCTGTTGCTTCTATTAAATCGCCTGTTAATGTTAATGTTTTCATTTGTTGATTAACATCACCCGTTTGTAACAGATTGTTATTCAAGTTATTGATTTGATTTTGTGTGGCTGTGCTTAGTGCATCCTCGTACTGACCTCTCATGTACCTAGATATACCATCTAAATCGTTTGTTTTTGATGTTTCAACCGCTTTATTGAAAGCGTTTACCGCATCAGTTGTACGTAAGTTATATTTAGCAGCAAGTTCGCTTTGGAATTTTTGTGTACTTTCAAGGTATGTAGGTAGTATCCCTTGCGCATTCATACCTTTTTGGTACATTAACCCTTTATCTTTATCAAATTTCAATTCAGTTACTTTTTGATTAAATTCATTAATAGCATTTGTAGCATTGATATAATCTTTTTGTTTGTCGATTTCAAGCCAAGTTTTAGATGCATCATCCAATGCTTTTGCAAATGTGTTAATTCCATTTTGGTTAACACCATATGCTTCCGCATTGATCGTTGGTCTAAACTCACCATTAACTGTATTCAATCTTTCATTTTGTTCATAATTAACTAATTTCATAGTTACCTGCCGTTAAAAGTCCAAACTTTCTTAACTGTTTTAACTGGTCTTTCTGTTACACCATTTACATCACCGCCATATTGAGTTGTGTATTTACCACCTGCATATTGTTGTTTCATCCCATATATACTAGATGCACCACTCAAGATAGTACCGAGCATTTGCAATCGCCCTTGCGTTTTCGCATTAGATGCAGCCGCTCTTGCACTACTAGCTTCATTGCGATAATTAACCCCATTAAGATATTCATTGTAGATACTGTTATTCTTGCTAGTTTCCCAATTGTTAATATCCTTGTTGTATTCATCGTAGCTACTAGCCATTAATTGTAATGGTGTACCACTCATGGATAACCCTGTAGCGCCTGCTTCTGCCGTATTCTGACCTGCAATTAACCGCATTTTATTGTCCATCTTATCTCGCTCTTGTAGTGCTTGATTGGCAATATCCTGTTGTTTCCTATCAGAAATACGAGCGTTAGCTTCCGCTGCTTGTGCCTGTGCATTGTACATAGCAGTCTGTGCTTTTGTTTGTTGGTGTTGCCCCCATAATTGAGTAACCAATTGACCTGCCATCAATGCAATAGGATTACACATTCGCATCCCCCTTTCTCAATGTAAATAGTTCCATTCCGTTGTGTTTAATATCAGAATGAATAACCGCCCCTAGTGATGTAAGCCATCTTTTGGAGCGGTTGTTTTTCTTATGTATGAAATTGAATAAACATTCATGAGTGGATAGCCACTCTTTTATGATTGCGTTACTCCTCTTTAGAAATTCCTTTTGTAATTTTAAATTAGTATCTAGTATCTTATTCCCTAGGAAATAAATACAGTACATTCCGTTGATTGGCTTTTTTGAAATACCATATACGGCTATTGGTACATCATTCTCAATTACAATGTGGTTTTCATAGTCATTACTGCATATATCTCTCACAAAATCATTTTTTCCATAATTTGGAAAATTTTGGTTCGCTATATTGACCTCTAAGGTGTCTATAGCTCGTAAGTTGATATATAAGTCATGAATTAATGAAGTGTGCCTTACAGGGCAAATATCAAAGTCCTGTAACATTTGGAAAACCACCACCTATTTCTATTTCTCTTGTTACGCTCAAAAGGTTAAATGGATAAGGTTTTTCATGCAAAATACATACAGATGCATCCGTTGAGTACACTCCATCGAATTTTGGCAATATACATACCTTATCGCCACTATATAACTTGAGTGGCGGTAATGAAATATCATCCATATGGTTGAAGTTTCTTCCGATTTTGCCACCGAATGAATTTAAGATGTTCATCGATAATCTACTCATCGTTAATTGTCTACCTTGCAACGTACCATCTTGTATTTGCATTTCAATACTTGGAATACGTAATCGTGTAGTGTAGTTAATACCAACGGCTACACTTTGTGCTTTACCATCGATATTGATAATTGCCGTAGGTGGTACTTCCTTAATTGGCCGTTCTCTACCATCAACCACAATTTGCACATCCTCACCAATCAGATGAGGTACTGTGATAGTACTGATATTCTCTGTGCTGGTTTGTCTGATATAGCAATCCATATACACGTTGTTATTATCAGCGTTATACATCGGCTCAAATCGTTCTATACACATCACTGTACCGCTTTTGAAATCACGCTCAACGATTACATACAAACTGTCTTGTTCGCCCTCAGCTACACTCTCAGCGTATTTGTATTTGCCCTTTGTGGTGAAGTGCGACCATGCATACACCTTTTGCTCAGGAATGTAAGTTAGACAATCGATATTGCCATCATCTGTTACGTAGTAAACAATACTATCTGGATCTTGGGCATATGCACTCGTAATAAAGTTACGATACTTTGTCAGATGCTTAACGAATAGAGTTAAGTCGGCCCCTGTGTAGTTATCGCTTTCATAGGAATATCCTAAATCACGCACTACGCACCCTCTAGCTTGCACATACACACATCTATTACCTATGTATTGTGGCTCACATTCAGATGCGCCACGTTGTGTTTGTGTGCGTAGATTACAATTAGTCGGTGTGATTGTTTTTGAACCATCGATAATCCATTCATTACCGCTAGTCAAAATCAATAAGTCATTAGCTGGTATCAAATGTCGAATGTCATACATTTTACGATTAATAACAGGTAGCGTGATTGCACTATCATCTGTAATCGTTCCGCCTACCTTTTCTACACCAAAGTTGGAATAATCACCTGTGCGACTAAACCATATGTAGTTAGGATATTGAGTGCTAGACGCTAGGATAAATCTGTCTTGGTAAAACGTACATACACGAGGATAACCAAGGCCTTTGCCCCATTGTCCAAATCTAAATTTAGATGTAGCTTCATTTTCTACAACGCTATTCAATACATTTACTTTAACATGCTTACTATCAACAAATTCTTTAATCTCAATTACACCATAGTTAGAATGTGGCAAGAATGATAGGTCTACATTAACACTGCCACCTTTTAAATCAGATACAACTTTTAACATTGCACTAGGCGATACCTTGCCTGTATCCGTTACATTGTAATCGTTGTTAGATGTGTACACTCGGTAATCTTTCCATGTAGTGCCATTGTCATTACTGATTTGAATTTTTACAGTGCCATTCCATGTGCCATGCGATGTGAATTTCCACGATAAATCCTCATCACTACTGAATTGTTCTACATCGTAATTGATGTTATTGTAATCTTCGCCGACTGGTCTGTTATATCCGCCGTGTCTTTCACGTGTAACATATTCAGTACGTTGTATTACTTCGCCAGTTTTGCTTGTAGTTACTGCTTTAACAAAATGTTCAATTTGCATGACTGAACCAACCATATCAGCATTGAATATATCCTTTGTGGCGGTTAAGGTATCGCCATTCAAGATTACAGTACTTTCTTTGTCTATGTTGACTTCTCCGTATGGTTGCTCTGACAACTTGTATGTATCAAATCGCCAGTCTGTATCACTATATCGTGATAGCGTTTTAACTGGATACTTACCACTACAAATAAACATTACATCACCACTTTGGATACAGTTCAATTTATCGACTACATCGCTTTCAAATGGTGTCTGTAGTTCAATACCTGTATAAATACCATTTCGCCATACTCGGATATATCGCTCACCAATTTCGAGCAAGAATGATTTATTCTTTTCTGCCGTAAATTCAAATAGCCGTGTAGACTTATCCTTGTTTTTAACTTGCCCTATATATTCTGAACCTTGCCGTCTAGCTACTGCGCCATAAGGTCTAATGACTGCATTTTCTGCTAATAGCAATGCGCTTTTAAATTGATCTAGGTCAAACCGCCTAGATACATCAGGCGAAATCTCACCAGTTGTAAATGCAAGTTGTGATATATACATTGGTTTCATGATTACCAACTCCTTGCTTTTACATAGTTAGAAATATATGGCATATCTTGCCTACGTTCTTTAGCACTCAAACTCTTGGCCTCTTGCGTTGCTGCTTGATAGAGTTTATAGCATTGGTCGAATAAGCCACTATTGCCAGTTAATGGCATGGCTAGTTCTGCCCCCATTTTAGATTTCAAGGCCTGTACAAATACAGGACTGAATACATCTATATCTTGCACATCGTACACGTAATCGATGTACGCAAGCGGTACATCACTCACGATATACTTTGTGTTATTGTCGAAAGTAAACACATCATATTCTTTTTGCCTATCCGTTCTAAATCGTTCCCCTTTAGGAATAACCCCAAGGATACGGATGCACTTTTCAGGATACGCATATACATATTCATAGCCAGCTAGTTTATGCTCAGATAGTACGCACTCTTCACGCTTTCGTGCAAAATTCCATTCATATTGTGAAAGTAGCATCTTGCGTGTCGCATCATAGTGCAATCTGCATTGTCTAGCCGTTTCTGTTTCTTCATCAAGGCCGTATATCCTACCGCCATTGATTAATGACAAAGCCATGTTGCAAATATCAGTAGGTGTCATATTGCCCCCTTTGAGTAAAAAAGAGGGATGCATACGCACCCCTCATTCTGTTATTCTGCAGTTTCTTCCGATTTCTTGCCTTTAGATTTAGTCTTTGGCTTATCTTCGCCATCTTCGGTTTCTTCTGCGCCTACAGCTTCAAACAAATCATTGAAGTAATCTTTATCGTATTCAGCTACTTCTTCTTTTGTAAGTTCTACTGTTTGTCCTTCTTTAATTAAACCCTTTGTATTGTGATACAAAGTTACTTTTGCAATGTATTCCATGCTACCCCCTATTTACTTGTAATACCGCTAGTCAAGAATACAGAAATCGTACCAGCCGTTGCATTGTTGACATTAGCACGTGTATAACGTTTAACACCATTCGCCAAGCGCACTTTATATTCGTATCCAGCTGGTGCATTGGCTGGTAATGTAATACCATGCAACAATACAGGGTTAGCGATGTTTTCTGTATCAGATGTATATACGTTGATTAATGCAGTACCAGTTAATGCTTTGTCTACACGAACAACTAACCACAAGTTAGGGTCAGCATCACCGCTAGTAACCACAACATCGGAGCTAACATTGCCAGATAATTCACGTTTCCAATGGAATGTATTTAAAGTGTCGATAATCATGTATTTTCTCCTCTCTACTATGCAGTAACACGTGCTTCGGTGGAAAGCAATGCATCAATTTTACGAACAGGAATACCATTTGCACGAGTAACCATTTTACCCATTTCCATATCTTCTGTGATAGTAGAACCATGCACTTTGTTCTTTTGCAAGCGTAAGAATGTACGCAATTCTTGGTTCATATACCATACTGGTCTACATCCAGTTAAGCTATGCATTTTTTCTTCCGCACGGATCATCAAATTAATTAAGTTAGGGCCGGCTGAAATATCTTCTTTGATAGATTTCATATCGATATTAGCGATACGTACTACATAGCGCCAATCACGAACAGATAAACCAATGTTTTGTTTAAAATGGGTACGATAACCTTGGAACATAGAACCATCAGCTTTAGTTACTGTTACTTCGCCCAAATCTTCTTGTTCTAAACCACCTTGACTGCCACGTGGATAAATACCATGTACAGTAAGAGGTCCCCAACCTACGAGCCACATAGAGGCAAGGTTAGCAGTACCGCCAGCATCAATAATATTTTTAGCGCAATCAGCTTTTTTAGTATCCAATGTATTAAAGCGCGCGGATAAACCGATAAATTTTTCAGGTGTAGTTTCATCACCATAGAAAAGTGTGCTTGCGATTTCTTGGCCCATGCTTTCAACAAATGCACTATCTTCTGTTGCACGGAACGCTACAGGGTCATTAGAAAGTTTAACCAAGTCTTTATCCACTTCGGAATATGCTTCCAACATACCACAAGTATCAGTGATTTGTTTGGTAGTGGATTTAGATGGTTGTACACCGCCATACAACATGCGCCATGTCGTGGATGGCAATCCAGTACGTACAGTTGTTTTGTTGGATGTACCATCATTACATTCAATCATTGTCATATCTTGAATGATTTCGTTTGTTTGGTTTAATTGCTCAATGATTTGTGCAATTTTACCATTTGGATCCATGCGTGTTTGCAAATCCAATAATGTAGGATTGTTAGTTCCGATTGTAGCCATTAATTAATCTCCTTTAATCTTTAAACATAGACGGATACATATTTCGTCTAATAGCTTCGTCCGATTGATTATTTGCAGGTCTGTTGTTCCCTGCGTTGCTATCTTCGCTTGCCATACCAGCAATATGTGCGAATAATTGAATTACTTCTACACGATTACCCAAGCCATTTTCAGCTAGAATTTCACGGATATTAGGAATTGTCTTTTCTACTGCTTCAACACCTGCGGCCGCTTGGCTAACAATAGTATCGAATTTGTTCCCTAATACCTCACGAGCGTTATCTGCGTAACCTTTGTATTGTGCTTTGAGTGCTTCTTGCTTTTGGTTTTCGTAAGCCGTTACAAGATTAGTTGCATATTGATTGCCAAACTTAGCCATCTGTAATGCTTGCTCTTGCGTAGCACCTACACCATTAAGCATTTTAGAAAACTCATCTGCGATGGTTTGGTCGACTTCGCCACCCTCAAATGCAGTTGAGAAATCATATACAGTAGGTTCTGCAGGTTGGTCGGTGTTAGTATCACCGCCACCGCCTAAAATCGTACTTTGTTGGTCTTGTGTGTTCGTGTCCTGTGGTGTACCACTATTTGCACTATCCGTGTTATTGTTTGTGCCTTGTTCTAAATTTTCATCCATGGTTATTCACCTTTCTTTAATTCGTTTTCTTCAAGCGTTTTAAAATATTTCTGCATCTGAATATTTTCCAATTGCGCTAGATGGTATTTCTTAACACCCTCTACACCATCATCAATCTTTCCTAAATCGTTTTGTAACAAAATAGCAACAGCCCTCATTCCCTCGTTATAGAATGTTGTACTGTTGCCTGTGAAAGATTGGCTATTCAGTTTTGCCCTATCTAATATGCGATAAAAAAACCACCTACCGAGTTCAGTGCTCAGTACGTGGTTCAACGCTTCAATGTCGCGTTCACGCATATAATCTCTTTTTTGTTTCATCTAATATTCCATTCCCATTAACTGCTGCATTACAGGGTTTCCATCATTCGCTGCATCGGTTGCTTGTTTAGCTGCACTAGCCATTTGAGGTGCTAATTGTGCCATTTGTAATGCTTGTGCTTGTTCCTCTTGTTCTTGTTGTGCCTGTTGTTGTTCTTCCATCTTAGCTTGATATTCATCATTCGATACAATTACTTTTGCAGGTACACCGAGGTTAACACCATAATAATCCGCTGCTTCTTCAAAATTGAATTTTTGTAGAATATTAGGATTGCCCTGTGCTAATGACATAAGGAACGCAAAATACTGTTCGATTGATGTTAATGAAGATACTTTCTGAGCCTGTGCCAATGGTGAAATGTACTCTATTTTCACATCTTGGCCGTTTAACTCTTCCGCTAGTACTTCATCAATTGGCGGAAACACACCTGCACGATCTAATATCGCATAGGTACGTTCGATAATCGGATTAAGAAATTCAGATAGTAGCCGTTCCACTACAGGCCCTAATTGTTGTAACTTCTCTTGCGTGCGTTCCATGACTTCCCTTGCCGTCATTTGTCCATTGTCCATGTTATCGAGCATTAGGAATAAGTCAGCACTATATGCACGCTTGATACTGTCTTTAACTTCAATGATTTGTTGCATAATCCAATCAAGATTGATACCTACATTAAAGATAGGTTCAACCTTGCCACCTGTATCTACTTCTGTTATACCGCCCGGAAATAGCGATACACTACCAATCACATCGGATGTAACGGCCATTGGTGGTTTTACACCTAGTTCAATAGCAGTCAATCGGTCTAGTTCCAACTTCTGCAGCATCATTGCATCAGATTGTGCAAACCATGCACTGCCTTTGCCATACCCATTTAGATCATGTGTAGTGTGCCGTGCAATCGGAATAGGCCATTCTTCATAGCCACTATGTCGCAAGATTTCATCGTCTCTACTCCCCTCAACCCAGTAAATAGAGGAGTAAGGCATGTTCTTATTACCCAGCTTTCCGTTGCGGTCTTTGTTTTCGCACACCAACCAACATACAGTATAGGTAGATGCATTACCCTTGCCGTCATCGTATGCATTTTTAATCTTTTCGGTACAGTTATCATATCCAAACTCTTCCACGAGTTGGTCGCAAGTCATATTGTACTTTCTACCAAACGTGTTAACCTCACCATTAGCATTACATTCTAATGCGTAAGTTCCGATTGGATACGATGTGAAACGTACACCAACTTTACCATCAGGCATGATTGACATAGGCGCTTGTCCAAATGGTAGTTCCATATAGACTTGGTGAACCACATTGTAGAAATTGGATTTTGCAAACACTGCATATAATATTTCTTCACGTTCATCTAATACTTTCGCTACATCACTATTCGCCGCCATGTCCGTATTTTCCATGGTTAGTTTAAACCATTTACGGCTAGGCGGTGTCATTCCACTCATTACACCGCTGGCAAATATTTGACAACTTTCCCATGCAATACCAGTAAGGATTTTATCGGTATATAGTTTCGATTGGTCTTGTTCACCATCGAATACACCGAGAAATGGTAACTGATAATCTCTAATCATCTTCCATTTCTCAACGTACTTTTGACGATTGGTGAACATCTGATTGAATTTAGCTTTTATTTTTTTATAGTCTTTCGGTTTAGTTACAGGCTTTTCTGTAGGTTGCCTTGCTAGGCTTGATAAGATAGTACTCATATTAACCGCCTAATGTTGTTTTACCTGTAGCTTGGCTTAATGCACTAGCCAAGATGGTGCTATCATAACCAGTTTTCTTGCGTTTCTTATCAGTGAACCATTGTTCATCTCTTTTTTGTGCCATATCATCAGTTTGTGCAACTGGTGTAGGCGATGGTGCTGGTTGCTTAATATCTGGTGTTTTAGCTTTCATACACATTCACATTCCCCCTTTACTCAAATGGATTGTACTTTGTATTCGCTACTCTTCTGTGATTGCCATTTACTTTTTTAGTGACCCTAAATGCAAAGGTCAAGGCTAATGCATCGCCTTTATTCGGTGATGGTAACCCTCGTTCTTTCATATCCTTTTTGCTTTCAAGTTGTATTCGGCCGTTCTTATCAATGATCGCCTCTGGCCCTACGAGGTCATCATATAATCCTTGTTCATTAGGAATTGAACCGCCCTCTTTTAACCACTCTTTCATTTCGCCCCACATGTACGCACGCATATTGAGATACATGTTGTTAGGCGATGCACCACCAAAGGCAACTAACCGCCATTTTCTTCCCATTGACTTACCGATACTGTAAATACCAGTACCGTACCCTTGGTCAATGAATACCGCATCAGCTTTGTATTCATCCTCAAATTGTGCTATTAGGTTAGCCATACGCATATCATCGTCATTCTTTTCAATGGTTGCTAAACACTTCATAGCGTAACCATTACGCATCACGATTTCTAATGTATCGCCACCAGTCCATGCAGGGTCTACACCGATGATTACAGGTAGGTTATTAAACTCACCAACTCTGTACATTCGCTTTTGTGCTTCATCTACAATTGATGCGGATATGAATTGAGTGTCAGATGCACTAGGGAATATCCCTCTTACACGTACCTTTACAAAGTCGCTATCCTCACCATGTATATCCACCCATTCTTGCAATTTAGCTTTGTTTGAAATCTTAACAGTACGGCTATCAATTTGATATGTAGTCCAATAGTTACGATGCTTTCTAAAACATTCTCTAAACCTACCACTATTACGTGTAGGGTTACCAAACACGCACCAGATAATCTCGGTTTCCTTATCTGTTAAAGCACCCTCTGTTACTTCCCATATCTTATCGGATATTGCAGATGCCTCATCAAATATGATAAGTATTCTATTCCCTTGATTGTGTAAGCCTGCGAATGCCTCTGGGTTGCTTTTACTCCATGGAATAGCATCTATCCGCCATGTCTTTTCATATTGCTTATCAGCACTAAACAATGCGGTAGCCGTATAGGTGAATAATTCTTTACCTACAAACAGGTTGTACCATTTGTTAAGTTCCGCCCAAGTCTTAGACCTTAACTGCGTATCAGTATTAGCGGTTACAACCCCTCTTGTATTCTCATGTGTAGCAATAGCGAATAGTATCAACAATGAAGAAAATGCTGACTTACCAATACCATGACCAGATGCAACTGCAATTTGTATTGCCTTAGCTAATGACTTTCCCTTACGTAGTTCTTCACCTATTTTCTTAAAAGTCTTAACTTGCCATTCATCAGGGCCATCAAAGTTTTCTAAAGGTGTTCCTTTTTCTCCCCAAGGGAAAGCGAAATAAACAAATCCTAATGGATCATGAGTAAACGAACCCAACGCATCAATCAGTTGTGCCTTGTTGTATTTCATCGGACTTCACCCTTGCTTGTTTCATGCGGTCTGATATATCAATTTCTATTTCTGCATCAAGTTTTACCTTGTCAGTAAATAGCATGTGCCGTTTACCCAACAATTCGGCTGCTTTCGTTCTATCTGCGATTGATGTATCCAACCCAAATGCATCTTTTTCTTCGCCATTCATAACCTTAGTTAGGTACTCCAACACTTCATCAGCGGTTGCGATTGTAGATTTGTTCTTCTTTTCCATGTGAGATTGTATATATTGGCTCACGTTAGCATTTGACAACAATCTACTTCCCTGTTGCCTTGCACTATTCTCTGAATATCCAGCCTTTAATGCAGCATGTGTAGCATTAGCGGTCTTGATGTATTCAGTAGCAAATAGTAATTGTTTGTCAGTTAACTTTGTGTCATTCATACATCAATCACCACCTTTATATGTTCTAACTAAAAATAGCAGTACTTCATGTTGCTTAGTACTGCTATACTCACTTTCTTTCTTATAGAGTTGTCCTTGCTTGAACGTTTTCCCTTTTTTGTACTTATGAGGGAATGTCAGTTCGTATTCTTCCTCTGTGTACATTCGATTAACGATATATACCTTACAAGGCTTATCATATTTGCTCCACGATTGCCTTACATCGACTACATACCGCCTGCCATTCATTTGTAATGCTTTAAGTAGTTTTTTTATCGTTGGTTGATAATTCACATCAAGCACCACACAATACCGACTACAATCAACACACCGCACACAATAGCTAGACAATCAATAAGGCTAAACAAGTTATCTTCACGATGCTCGAACGCATATTTCGCTTTTGCTTGTAGGTCTTTGTTATCTAAATCTTGTGCTGCACGTTTAAACAATGCTCTATCCTTAATGAATTGTTTAATTGCTTTAATCATTTCAGTACTTCACCACCTTTCCGCTTTAATTTCCCATTAGATCTAACACACAAACCGCATGTACTTTTCCTTGCGTTCCCCTGTGTGATGTACGTTTGGCATAATCCGTCATATTCAATGACATTGGCCGTACATCTTCCTTTCTTGTTGTTCAAGCATTTACGCTTACAACACATAATATCAGTCATCATTTCTCCCTTTTTGATAACTTTATACAAAAAATGAGATATATCGCCGTGGATATACCTCATTATGTGATAGTTTTATTCATTTGTATTGTAACAATTATTCAAAACTGAATATCGTACAGTCAACGCTTACACACGTTCTAACATGTAGCCAGAACATGTGCATATGTTCCAGTACGCAACCAAAACAAAATACGATATTCACTTTTCAGCAATCATTGCATACTGAAAACTAAAGCTATATATGTTCCATTAAGAACCGAGTATTGTGCGAGAGTTAGACAGAGTGAGCTAACCATGATTACAATTCATATGCTCGTGTTGGTGAATAGCCAACTATATAACTTTGGTTTTGAGTATGCAATTGCACTCTCTAAACTAATACCGCCAGTTGTTTGTAGTATGTAACATTTTTTCGCTTAAGGTTTTATCTCATGAAACGTATGGTTGGTTGTTATTGCATAATTGGAAAGTATTATATGTGCGGTATTAGTTTACAAAATGCAATATAAGAGGTGCGGTACAGTTAGAAAATAATATAGATTGTAATGACTTAGAAACAATACTCGTTGATTTTCAAATACAAAATATAAAACCGCACCTCAATTGCTATTTAGTTTTTAGAATTGCTCATTGGCAACTCTTACACCTTATATTCTACTATATGTTGACTTGGACTTATACGGACATTTGCGGACATTTGTGGACATTTGTGGACAACTTTTCGCCACATTCAATCAACGCTCGTTGCTTATATCGTTTCGCCTGTTTAGTTGAGTAATTTCCAATCATTTTGTAAGCATCTTCCGTTGTGGTATTCAATATGTACTCATATCTTAGAATGACCGCACCTAATTTTTCATCGAGGCTATCAATTAATGTGATCGCATCGCATTTCAATTCCGCTAACCGTTCAATTTCCTTGTTCCGCTTTTCTGTAGTATCCATAAATTTAGCTATACTGCCTTCTAATCCTTGCGGAGTGCCACCGCCTGTTACTCTATCTTTGGAGTAATCAATAGCACCTATAGAAGTTATATTACCTCTTAACTGCTCTATCTCTTCCTTGATAGATGCTATTTGTACATCTACCAACTTTACAGGTTGAAGGTGTTCAATAGCTAGGTTAATTAATTCCTGTTCACTCAAATATTACTCACCCTCTCTATGTCTTTCACAATACATCTCATAATTAGCTTGTGCCATTCCTTTTAATTGCTTTACATGGCTATCGGTTAATTTTTCTCCCATCAGTATGTAATATCTAAACCACCAATTATCTTTTCTGTATAAAACGATATACCTAATAAATTCATCATATACTTTTGGCCTGCACATGCTATCTCCACATTTAATCGTTAAACGTTTTTCTATTTCTGTAAGTATTGATAAACAAAATGGTAAAATCATTTATACCTCTGCTAGTTTTGCACGATCCCATATAAACGTATCATCTTTATTTCTTGCTGAAAACGAGGTTCTTCCGTTATTCCATGCATATATCATTTCGTCTTCATACTTTGCAAAATATGCTTTTTCCCATTTGTTATCACAATCATCTTTAACCAATATAGGAGTATCAACTGGCACTTTACTCCAATCAACAATACCTATATATTCAGCAATATCGATTTGTTGGTTTTCTTCTGTAAAGCACGTACTTCTTATATCAACTCTATTCGACCATCGCGAAATACATTCACGATTTTTGTAAAAGAATACTGTTCCGTTTTCTATTTCCGCTTTTCTATATCCTAGATCATACATTCTACAGAACAATTCATCTGTAAATTGTTTTTCGTTCATAGTTATACCTCTTCATATGTCATTTCAAATATATCAGGCTTACAAGGATAAATCTCACCTTTAACACCTTTAATAATGTAATCACCTAACGATGCTCTATGTTGCCCCTCTAACGTTTTAATGAGAAGTTTATTCTCAATAAAGCATATAAAGTCTTTCCCGCAAAATCTTACACACTCTTCCACACTTTTTTTCGTATACTGTATCGCTTCAATAACAGCTGGTTTTTTCTTGTAACGCTTAATCATATTCTACCCAACTTTCTATATTCTCATTCCATTTGAATTTAACCACATCATATAATGCAAAGTCATATGAATGACTATCAAACTTATCAACCTTGCCTATATAGAACATATCCTCATCACTCTCTACCGCAAGCTTGCACAAGAAATTAAATGCATCTTGATAGCTTTGAGGTGCGATGTAAAAGTCGGAGTGTTCAACGTAACCGCTATAGCTTGTCATATTAACTATACACACCTCTTTCTACAATGTTATTTTTTCAATTTCCGCTCTAATTTCAAGGATATTTAGATATTCTCCCATAACGCACTTTTGCAATCGTAATATTTCAATAGGGCAAGTCGGTTCAAATTCTAAAGTTCTTGCATCATATTTAACAAGCATCCTATGTAGTTTATAGTATCTTTCCGCTAGTTCTTTATACTCTTTTCTGAACCTGCTGTGCCATTCTGGCTCACACATAGTTGTTTGACATCTATTTTCTTCATTCATTATTACTCACCTCTTATGATAAGGCGGATATTTCACCGCCTATATCTTATCCAAACAATACTTTAATCAAAATCACAAACCCAAATATCAAAGCTACTAGCGATACACCCATGATCGCATTAAAAAATAACTCTTGTACAAATTTAGTTGCTTTTTTATTCCGTTCAACTTTCATGTTAGCCATTGATTTTAGATCATTTGTTTTCGTTTGTAGGTTTTCTACATCACCTGTATATATTCCCATTGGTGTACACATATTATTCACCCAACAACAACTTCATTGTTATACAAATCAATAACACGAACGCCCATATCAATGCACCTGTTGATAAAAGCGCAAACAAATTTTCATTTCTACACTTTCGTTCTGCATCAAGCATTGCTAAATGTCTTGCCATTGCAAGTCTTGATATTCTACGCTCATCTTCTATTTTTTTGATTTCACGTTCAATCTTTATTCTTTCTATATCTCGTTCAATCTCATTCATTATTTATTCGCTTTCAATGTTTCTACTTCTGCCACTAATTGAGTAACCAAAGTTTCAAGTTCTTTGATTTTGCCTTTATGGTTTAACTCATATTCAGAACCTTTACCAAGTCTAAAGGATACACCTGCATTAATCATCTTATTGGCTAGTGTAGTACCCAAGCTAAACATTACGTGTTCAGTAGGTGCATAAAATACACCAAGTGCTACATCATTTGCATTTTTATAATGGCCGTAACCAACAGCAAATGTTAATTTGTCATCAGAATTGTAGCCTAAATAGTGCAATGCACTTAATGCTGCATTAGATGCACCAGCTTTTGCCACTTCATGCATCACGTTTGAGATTTGACCTACTGTGTTTCGTTCTAAATCCGTAATGCGTGTTTCATGGCTATTAATTCTATCCGTATTGTTCAAAATGGCTTGGCTATTTTGCCCCACACGCTCGTTTGTAGCAGTTAGAGTGTTATTAATCGTTGTAAATCCGTTATCAACCTTAGAGGTCAAATTAGAGATATTCGTAGTATTTCGTGTAACTCGTTTATCTAAACAATTTACATCCTTTTGTAATTTGGCAATGTGTGTTCCATTGGTTTCAATCTCGTCATACGCTGCGAACAACTGACTACCATTTACCACATCTAAACTGCTAGGGTCTACACGTCCAGCACTTACATTATGTAATTGTCTGTTGTAGTTACTAATTCCGCTGTATGTATCGCTTTTCTTACTGCCAAATGATACAACGCTATTAGGACTTTCACCTGCGAATACATGTGTTACCCCATTTAAGATAACTTGTCTAACCCCAACAGGGCTGTCAGTTTGACTATTTGTACCGATAGCAACGCTATTTTGAACAGGTGCTGATGCATTATTACCAATCACCACCGCATCAATACCACGCACTACGCTATGTGTACCTACTACTACTGCACCTTGATTATCTACGGTGTTGTTAGCACCTAGTACAGTCTGCTCTTTATTGTTGCCTACATAGTTGTTGTACCCAATTATGCTTGCTTGGTCCGCTTCAATTGTTCCATTGCCACCACCGATTACAACGCTATCATTTCCTGTTGCTTTATTATCACGGCCAATTGCAATTGTATTTGTGCCTGTAACTACTGTATTCGCCCCTACGGCTACAGAATTATAACCGCTTACTACTGGTGCTTGTGTGTTAGGCTCTACTGGCCCTGTTACAACACCATTTGCAAATACATTACCACCAATTACCCCCATAATCATTGTTGCTAATACTAATTTATTCATATTTGTTTTCTCCTTTTACTGTCTACTTTCTGTCTATCTACTGTCTTTTCTGTCTATTTACTGTCTTTTTATTTGCCAGTACTACCATATCTACCCTCGCCACGTTCTGTTTCGCTGAGTGTTTGTGCTTCTTCTACATCCACAACTGCGATTGGTACGATGATTAATTGTGCGATGCGATCACCTCTAAATATCGTGTAATCGCTACAAGATACATTTTCATATGCGATGCTTAATTCACCTCGATAATCTGCATCTATAATTCCTACGCTATTTGCACATCTTAGAGGTGTTTTGCTCATACTGCTTCTTGGTACTAATAGCCCCATATGGCCTTTAGGTATTTCTACTGCTATTCCTAATGGTATTTTCTTTTGACTATCAGCAGGTACTTTAATTTGAAAAGGGCAATATAAGTCTAATCCAGCTGCATCCTTACTACCTCTAGTCGGTAGTTGTGCGTATTCATTTAATAGTTTCACTAACATTATTCCATTCTCCCCAATTCTTCGCTCTAACAACTCGATTGCTCGATATATTTAATTTGGCCATGATTTGCCGATTTGTCATACCTTGCTTGCATAGTTCAATAACCTTATCAGTCAATGCAAATTCATCTTGTATGCTTCTTTTGGTAGGTAATCCCCTGCCTCTGTCAGTAACAATATGTATAGCCTCGCTTATATCCAGTTCGCCCCACACCACCGATGCTAATGCTAGCCAGTTCTTGCAATTGTGTGGGATACCATATGTTGATGTGTTAACAGCCATTACTCAATCCGCTTTCTTTATACAACTCAAACCAGTCATCCGCCCTCATGGTGATTAACCATTTAGCATTATTCTTTCGATGTGCCACGATTGGCATCACGTTCTTATGTTCGCTATCATGAATTGCTTGTGCCATCGCTTTATCGATATTTAATGCTTGCACACGCTTAACTTCAATGTGGATATTAGGTAGCCCAACACAATCGCTGGCATCACCTGTATTTCCACAATACTGTTGCGTTCGTCTTACATCAAATCCATGTTCCTTGCATAGATTGGCAAATTCACGTTCTCCATCTGCACCTTTTCGTTTACTATTTACTTTCTTTTTCTTCTCTGTTGGCATTATCTATTCACCCATTTCATGCATCCAATTCGTAAATAATGCATTAACCCTGTAGGACTTAATTCGTACCAATCCTCTCTAGCTTTAGCACGTCTTACAAATCCGCCAAACTCGTATATATTACCTCTGAAATCATCTGTATCTATTTCATCAATCAAAATCAATCCCCTATTCGTTAATATAATCATCAATGCGGTATTCCTTTGTTTCAAAAACCACCCATGCATTATTTTCGAACCCATATTTCTTCTCCCATGCTCGGAATACTTTTGTTAGTTCTTCGCTTAGTTCGTCAATATGCTCTTTCTTTACACCATTCAAGTAATCGTCTGACCATTCTCTAATTTCGTCATCCATGTCATATTCGAATAAATTCCAAAGCACTCGTTCACTATCAATCTCTGGAACGTAATGATAAGGGTGTCCAACACGTACATACTCAATATTCGAACACGTGTCCATATAGCTATGATCACTATCGCCCACATCGTCAATGCATTCTAAATAATCCGCTATTGCATCTTTAATACTATCTTGCGGTTCGCCAGCTTTTCCGTCATCAACCCAGCAATATTTTGTTTCGTCTTTTACTAGCATAGCTACTCCTATAACTCTTCCACTTCTTCGACTTCTACGTTATCAAACCATTCATTCATATCACGGCCATCTACATCTTCTGTAAGTGCAATTACATTAGCTTGTTCTTCGGCCTCTTCAAAGCTTTCACACTCTACGATTTTTTCAAAACCAATTGTTACATATCCTATAATTTTAAATTGTTTCATCTTTCTCACCTCTTAGAACGGAATATTTTCATTTTGATTTGTGGTATCAAAACTATCAAAGTTACTACCGCCATCAAATTCACCATCTAATTTTCGTCCTACGAAATCAGCAACTACCTCGGTTACATATTTCTTTTGTCCGTTGCTATCCTCATAGGAACGTGTTTGAATACGTCCATTTACTAACAATCGCTCTCCTTTCTTGCAATTGCCAACTGCTTCCCCAGTCTTGCCCCATGCTACGCAATTGATGAAAGCAGTCTGTTCTTTTGTTTCATTGGTTGTACTATCAACGTATGTATTGGTTGCAGCTACTGTGAAAGTAGCCACCGCTTTCCCACTTTGTGTAAATCTCAATTCAGCATCACGTGCTAAATTTCCTAATAGTTGTACTTGGTTCATATATTCAACTCCTATTTTCTAATTCTACGTACCACACCGCCTTGTTATGGTGTATCTACTATTTCGCCCTTATGATTTATCGTCCGTAAAACAAACTCGCCTTACAGGGCTTTTAAATCAATTTCAGTAACTTAAATAGTTTAGTTTTGCTTCACATTCATCTACGTACACATCATAGCTAGGATGGATATGGCAATCGACTGTTGCCTCGTTCCGTATAATCTCAAGCAAATTCTCAACCTTAACCATAGCTTGTTCTTCGCTAGTTGCCATTACCGCAAAACTTATATCGAACGATACATTACAACTCACTTCAAATTCCTTTGGTTTTTGTTTCATCTATCCACCTATAGCACTTCTTAACAACGCTTTACCTTTATCTGAAATATCAGCATTGTCTAGCATTTCGTTTAAATTAACAGGCTTTGTTTCTTTGGCTACTTCTACCAAGTTGCCTGTACGTGTCATTTCAATTTGCTTTTGACCGCTCATGATCATTGCTTGTTCTTTTTCTGCTTTCTCCCTAGCTTTTAACAGAACATGATTATCCTTGATTGAGTTCGCCATGCGTTGACGATGCATTTCTCGTTTTTCCTCTTGCTCGTACTGTTTGATGAATTGTGAGCGACAACTCGCCTCGTTATATTCATCACCCATTAGAGGGTTAAACGATGACCATATCGATTTAGCACACTTTAATGTCAAGCCGTCTAAATGTTCTAATCCATGTTCATATCCGTATGTACTAGCACACTTGATTACTCGTTCCCATGCACTTTGAGGAGTTGGAAGTTCCTCATGTGCATTCACATATGCACTTAATGCGGAACATTCTTCACGTATCTCTGCAATCGTTGGCAAAAACTTACATTTGTTAATCAAGTTAGCTACCGCTTGTTCTAGCGTTATAGGATTGATATCAGCAAGCATAGATACATACAACTTCATACGTTCTTTTGGAATATCAGTAGACCACGCTATCTGTAACATCGATAGCGCCGTTGTTGTCCTCAAATTGTTCGTTTGCATACTCATTCATCAACTCCTTTACTACGTTGATTGCATCTTCCTTGCTATTCTTTTTATAATTATGTTTTCTGTATTCGCTACGCTCCCAAGTCCTAACCGCTGCTTTCCAATCTTTCATTGAGTTTTTACCAACTCTCCATCCGTTACTTTCGTAATAGTCAAAGAATTGTTCAGCGTTTACATTGTTGTTACGTTCGATACAGTATTGTTCAATGTCAGAAATAGTCGGTTTTTCAAAACGCTTGCGTTTTGTTGTAGTGCTTTTTGCACTACTATGTATCTCTTTCTCTATCTCTATATCTTTCTCTAACTCTATCTCTATCTCTGGTGGAGATTTCTCGGAGATTTGTCGGAGATTTGTCTGGACATTTGTCCTATCTGTTTCTATTCGTTGTCTATATTCACGCTTTCTATCGGCTTCACTACTACATTTACCAATGAAATTTTGAATATCCAACATATAGATAGCACCATTTTCTAGCACATCGATTAGTCCTAAGTCTTTGAAGATTGATAATGCTTGTTTAACTGTTCCTATTTGGTGTCCAGTTACACTTGCCAGCATTTCTGCGTTGTATGGAATGCGATCATTAACCACCAACTTTCCATCATTCTTTAGACTTCGTAGATAAAGTTTTAAAAGAATATTACTGTACAAATAGCCATCTTTCATGCTTTCTAGTATCTTCAACTCATCACTGTCAAAGAAATTTTCTTTCAGCCGTAGATAGTAATACTTTTTGTTATCGCTCATAGGCTAGTCCTTGTTTAGCGTTTCGATAAACTCATCTTCACTTAATGGCTTACCTAGTAATGCAATTCGTGCTAACACACTAGCAATTTCATCCGCTTCATTTTCTTCTGCATCTAATACGCTATTAACCATTGCATAAACTGCGTCTAGTTCTGAGATTATCCGATTATTAAACGTATTACTATTTTGGTCTTTTTTGTAATATTCAATGCGATTTTCTACGTATGCTCTAATCATTATTAACTCGTTCATATTTATCTGTCCTTTCTTCGACTTCTTTTAATAGGTTTCGTCTAATTTCTTTTGCGAACACACCATGCGCTTGATAATGGCAATCGGTACATAGACAAGCTAGATTTCTCAAATCACTTAATCCGCCTTGCGATCTAAATATTATGTGATGGCACTGACTGGCCATGCTTCCGCATATCACGCATAAGCCGTTATCACGTTCATAGGCTTGCTTTCGTGTTGTTGCGTATAGTTTGTTATCACGTTTTTTTCTGTTGTTCACTATCCCACCCCTCTATAAGCGATTGAATGTATTCGCTAGGTTCTAGTTGAATACCTAGCTGGTTACACTCATCTGTTAAACAATCTATAAGCCTTGCCATTTCTTTTGTGTTGTATACGCTGCTGCCGTGGTAGCACATGATATTGTGATAGCCCTTTAGGTTTTGGCACTCACCTATATCTTCCGCAAGCCAGCCCAATCCGTGGCCTTGCCATATTTGTATATAGCGTTCGACCGCATCTTCTCTTACTGGCACATATGAGAAATGTCCACAATCTTTTATTGCCTTTCGGTATACATCCTCTTTTGATGTGTATCCGTTCTTACTCAACTCATCAGCTATGCGTTGGCACAATATCCAAGCATAACTATTTGAGTTAAGACTACGGCTTTTAGATTTCCTTTTAATCTCTACTGTGTATTCTTTATCGGTAGAGATATTTGACAAATCATTGTCATGTGGTGCTGGTATTACTACCATTACACCGAGTGGCGAACGCAACAGTTCGATGTTATTTGTTGTCCACTTCATAACCTTTTACCCAATCATAAAGTTTTGACATCTGATCTCGTGTGATGTTATCAATCACTCCAACACCAAACATTTTTGTAAGTTGTTGGTTTAGTTGCTCACTACTAATCCCATGTTCGCCAGCCGTTTGTAATACAATTGCATACGCATTTTGAGGGTTAAACTCTTTTTCTTTCTTTTCTTTTTCTGCTGCTGCATTTATTTTTGTATCTTGCAATCCTCTATATACATCAGCACCTACACCAATCATTTTTGCTGCAGTACCTAATGCATCAGTAACGGCCATCTTAAAGGCTTCATCGTTGCCGTGAAAACCATTTTTATCTTTGTAGATTAGGAAATCTCCACCATATCCAGGAATTGGTTCACTCCATTCATCACCATCTTTGATGTATAGATTTACCAATACATACAACATAGTTTCTTTGGTTTCTTCGACTGGTACTTGTTGAGTACTAACAACTTCAAATTTCCAACCAATTCCACACATACCATATGTTTCGGTTAAGATTTCCCATCGCCATTGAGGAGAAATGTCATATTTTCCTTTAAGTTTCCCAAAGTCAATTACTTTCAACGCTGATTGCGGTACAGTTTTAACCGCTATATATCTACTATCCATCTATACCTCTTTATATTTGTAACCACGCATTTCCAAGAAATCAGTTAAATCTTTTGCATCTTCTTCTGTTAAGTCATATACAGTTACTGTTAAACTTGTTTTTGCTTCTGATGTTTCTACTATTTCAACTGTTTCATTTGTGATACTTGCTCGTGCAGCCTCTTCCATTTCATTGTGTTTAGCAAATTTTGCATTGATAAATTCTCTAGCTTGATCTAGTGGCATATCTTTTACTACAGGCCAGCACTCATCAAAAGTAATCGGTGTGGCTAATTCGTATTGTTGGTTGCAAGTATCAACCACAAACTCAATCATTCCTTTTTTCTCTGCTAGAATTTGTTTGTAATCGTCATCCGATTGTTGTCGCTTTGCAATTTCAATCATTATTCCCTCAATAGAGGTTTCAATGTCTTTCATCTTTGCAGTTTTATTTAACCAGCGTTTATCACGTTGTAGTTGTTCCACATATTCTGCACGAATGTTATACTTTTCAACCATCTTTTCAATAAACTTGTTGATGGTTTCCGTTTTTGCTTGTACCTCTTTTTCGTCAAAGTATTTAATTTGTTCCGCCAATGGTTTTTCTGCGTCATAAACAACTTTCAATACTTCATTTACTTCTTCCTCAAACAGTTCAATAGGCCTTTTGAGTTCTCTTTTTTTCTCTTTACAGAATTTATCAAGCGTTGTTCTGTATTTAACGATTTCATTTTTAGCACTTACCATTTCCTTGTAGTTTTCTTCTGTTACTACAAGTCCTTTATACTTTTCTAGTTGTGCCTCAAAGTATGTTTTGATTTCATCTTTATTCCATTTGAATACTTGTTCATTTTTACTAACAATCGGTGTTAAATTAATTTCCATTTATTTCTCCTAATACTTGTGTTAAAATACAAGTAGAGTAATAGCAAAATCACTCTACACGCACGCTTGCTTTCCTACGGCCTAGCGTGCTTTTTTTATTTCTCTCATCCAAAAGTTGCTCAATATCAGTAGTGAAAAACTGAGTGCAATTTGAAGGAATGCGGTATAGAAATCAATTCTATCGATTTCTACGGAACCCACTGTTCCGATTACCGCTAAAAACGCTACGGCTCTTATCAACCAAATCAATTTCATAATTCTTCTCCTATCACTGTTAAAATGGGTTGTAACAAAAGCCATATACTCTATCATGCGAACCAACTTTTCCGTAATGTCTACGGAGTACATCAGAAGTGTTCTCTTCTTCCATGCGTTGTCCATCCGCACAATGACATTCCCAGCCATACGGTGTGATTTCATCGAATATGCTTTCTACATATTCGTAGTGATCTTCACGAATTTTTGCACCAGCACAAGCGATGGCTTCGATGAAATTATTGTTTATAAACTTTCTCATAGTTCTTCTCCTACTATCACTAGCATTTGGCTAGTGATTTTTTTAATTTCACTTTTCAAACGATTGTTTTCTTTTTCCAATCGTTCCACTTCGTTTTTTAACTTTCTGTAACCAATAGCCGAGTATTCACTTTCAACTCCTGCTAGTGCTTCAACCTCTTTTTTACTAAACCTCACACCGCTTACATTCGGTAGTTGTTTTAGCTTGCCTTTATTTCTTAGGTCATACACTGCAGTTAGTGAAATTTGAAATAATTCTGCTACTTGGTTAGCCGTGTATACTAGGCTCTCCATCGCTTTTCATTCCTTGCGTGTAAATCAGCAGTTCTAGCTAACTTTACCCAAGATAGAATAACTTTCTTATTCCATCTGGATTGATTACGTTTAGGCCATTTTGATTTGATGAGTTTTCGCCAATATTGGCCATACTCATCGTTACGTCCAGCCCATCCAAACCTTGTTGGTGTTTGGCCATATCTTTTATTAGCTAGTTTTAAATCCGTTTGATTTTGTACTAGCATCTAATCACCTCTTTAAAATTACATTTAAACTGTAACTATTTTACAAAAAAATAATCTTGTGGTACGGAACCTCATAAAGATTTTCAATCTTTTTTAGCACGTGTACATCTGGGGATGATTTACCTTTTTCATAATTCATCAACGTATATTCGCTAATACCTAGCAGTTCCGCTGCTTTCTTTTGTGTCAGCCCTTTATTTACTCGTGCTGCTTTTAATGTAATTCCATCTTTTACGAAATCTTGTTGGTTCAATTTATCACCTCACTTTCCCTTTCGTTGATTGTATTGTATTACAGTTAAACTGTAATGTCAACAGTTTTTCTGTAAATTCATAAAAAAATATTTGATTTTTTTGCAGTTTAAATATATTATATAAATAACAACAAATATTTTAAAATTACAATGAGGTGAATATAATGAGTGATTTAGGCAATAGAGAGATATTCTCCAAGAATTTACAGTACTATATGAACCTATATAATAAAACTAGAATACAAGTTGCAAAAGATATTGGTGTTTCCTACACCACATTTACAAGTTGGATTAAGGGTACTAACTATCCTCGTATAGATAAGATAGAATTACTAGCTAATTATTTTAGAGTAAATAAGGCTGACTTGATTGAAAATAAATACTCTGAAAATGAACAGTACTATAATGATCCGTCTGTATCAGAATATGCACAAGCTATAAAAGACAATCCTGATTTACGTTTATTGTTCGATGCAAGTAAAGATATGTCAAAAGATGATATTAACTTTGTAATTAATACTATAGAGATGTTGAAGAAAAGAGGTTGATGGTATGACTAACTACGAACCTGTAATTACTTCATGCGTCCGTGAAATGCAAGCAATGGCCTTTATTGTTTCTACTATTTCTATTGTATTCGCTATAACATTATACCTATTCACTCGTAATGGCTATATTTCTGTAGCATTGCCATTTATTGCAAATGCAGTTGTTTTAATGATGCTCACTAATAAAATACATAAAAGCATGTGTAAAAAATTCCATGTTGAATAATATACAATAACCCTACAAAGGGGATGATAGTATGAACATCAATTTGATATATATAAAGCTACGGAAAACACAAACTGCGGTATTAAAACTAAATGATGACGGAACATATACAATATTAGTTAATAGTGATAAACCTATTGATGTACAACGTAAAGGTATACTACATGAGATAGGTCATATATTAAATGATGATATGTACAGTCAGGCACACATTGATTTAATCGAACGTATGGCTCATGCAAGGCAATTTGACGATGTAGATGGTATCAACTTTTACACACATATCATATGAGGTGAATTATGCAATACAATTTCACTATCAGAAAAAAGGACGGAGGCTTCCAAATTATAGTTAGCTATAAAGACGGCTATAAATGGAAACAGAAATCCAAACAGGGATTTGCCACACAAAGAGATGCTAAACTTTATGGGCAAGAAATTGTCGATAACCTAAAAAAGACTATCACCAGTCCACTTGATGATAGTCTAAAAAATATAACGCTTATTGAGTTTTTTGATATATTTATTAGTGAACATATCAACGCTACAAAGAATACATTGATCACTTACAAGAACGCACTCAATGTAGTTGATGCATTAAAGGATAAAAAACTGTCAACAATTACAACGCAAGATATACTACATCAATTTAATCATTCCGTATATGCAGTTGCTACAATAAACCTAGCATATAGAGTGCTAAATATGTTATTTAACTATGCTATCTCTCCATACAAAGTAGTTCGTGAAAATCCTTGTAAACCTATTAAGCCGTTAAAACAACGAGATGTAAAAAAGGTTTCTGTTATTACCGCTGATGAGTTACAACGATTAGACGAATTAGAGGATAGCAACTATTTATACTACGTATTGTTCATGGTGGCAAGATATACAGGTGCTAGGTATGGCGAAATAATAGCTATAACATGGAACGATATAGACTTCACAAATAAAACAATATCCATAAACAAACAATGGGTAGCACTAGGAAACAATCAATTTGACTACTCATTTACTAAATCTACTAATGGAATAAGGACTATACCAATACCGCCTGCATTACTCGTGATACTGACAAAGTATAAAAATGTATGTACAACAGATAGGTTGTTTAACTTTAGGCGGAGTAATACTACTACTCCTAACAGAATATTACAAAAATATATTCCAGAAAAATCAATGCATGCATTCCGTCATACATACGCTACTACTTTATTAGCAAATAATGTAGATGTTAAAACAGTAGCAAGCCTACTCGGTGATACAGTAGATACAGTTATTCACAATTACATACACTATACTGATGAGATGAGGTTAAAGGCTGCGGAAAGCGTGGCTAATATTTTTGGCTAA